GATCAAGTGATGGTTTCAGTTTTATCAAACCTAATGTTTGACAAGACATATTCTCCCAGATGGAAGAAATATAAAAAGCAGCTCCGTAAGGCACTGCTGTCTGAAGGTCAGATTCCGAAGGCTGACCAAAACTGGTCGTGGATGAATAAATTCACGATGCCGAACGCCGAGACTCGCCTCGGTAAGACATGTCTGATGAACCTAACTCAGACGAGAGCCACCGGCCTAGGAACGGCCGATGGAGATTTAGTATCGGTACAAAAACTCGTCGATACGACTACAGTTCCTTCACAGGAACTAGGGGTAACTATGCCTAGTTACTATTTACGTTCACGACTGGTGAACGACGTTTCCAACCGTTCATTCGGTAGGGCTATGGCGCATGCTCATGCGTCAATTGCAACAACGGCTTGTTATGAGTCGTCTTCAGCCCGCGGCGGTAAAGCCGCGGCAACAGTTTCTCAAGTTATACTTGAGAAAGGTCGGAGAGAACGTAATCTCCTCAATCGCGAACGGATTCGAAGCCGTTCGGAACTCATCATACCTCTTCTAATTATGATGTTCTTAAACCCTATTTTTGGGTTATTAGGCCTTTTCCTTTGGCTGGAGAAGGAGACTTGGCAGCCCGAGGCTACCATAAAATTTATAGACCTAGAAACAGGTCTAGAAACCGACAGGGAAGTCCCTATCGAACAAGTGGGAGAGCTTATCTTCCACTATTCTTTACGTAAATACAAAGAGAACTACGTGAATTTATATCACTGCAATGTTGCAGTAGTACGAGAACCTGGTCCGAAATGGAGGACCATTACTGCTTCGTCAATTTTCCATGCTGAAGCTTTGCAGCCGTGGGCACACGTCATGCTTTCGCTCCTGGGTGATATACCAGAGGCTAGTTCCGGGATTTCAAAATCTCGACACGGATGGGAATTTGCAAAGTCCCTGAGTCCTGAAGATCCTAGTCTTCAATGGGTATTCGATAAGAATGCGAATCTCATCGGACTGTCAACCGATGAGGAAACAGCTACTGACTATTTCAATTGGACAGTAGCGGCTGATATCATTAAATGTTATAACGATGTCTTTGGTGTCCCTAAATGGTACGGGGACACAGTTCTCCGACTCCTTACAACGAGTCGGACTCTCGTGTACAATGGTAAAACCATATGTCGTACACTTCGGGCCGCATTAATGGGCGACCCAGGTACTAAAGCCGTATTAACCGGCTTAAACTTAGCTGCTGTGATTAAAGCACAGCAAGAATATACGTGGGTTTACGCGCGTATAGTAGGTGATGACCTCGCGGCTATCACAACTAGTCGAGAAGCTGGACAGTCAATTCTCGACAACATTACTTCATGGGATATGAAGTTATCGGAAGA